CTTGCGTATGCAAGGTGTTAATCCACCAATCTATTCAATACGACGAATACTACGAGTCAAATTCATGACATTTGCAAATCTAAAAAAACAATCTCGCCTTGGCAGCTTGACATCCAAGTTGACCACAGAGATAGAGAAAATGAACAGCAAGGGCACTAACGGTGCCGACGACAGACTATGGAAACTAGAGGTCGATAAAGCAGGTAACGGTTATGCTGTTATCCGTTTCCTACCTGCACCTGACGGAGAAGAACTACCATGGGCAAAAGTATGGTCACATGCTTTCCAAGGACCTGGTGGTTGGTACATAGAGAACAGTCTTACTACTCTTGGTGGTAAAGATCCAGTATCTGAGTATAATCGTCTGCTATGGAACAGTGGCAACGATGCAGACAAAGACCTTGCACGTAAGCAGAAGAGGAAACTTACATACATTAGTAACATCTATGTTGTAAAGGATCCTACTAATCCTGAGAACGAAGGTAAAGTATTTCTATACAAGTTTGGTAAGAAAATCTTTGATAAACTCACAGCAGCAATGCAACCTGAGTTCGAGGATGAAGAAGCAATCGATCCGTTCGATTTTTGGAAGGGTGCTAACTTCAAGTTGAAGGCAAAGAATGTAGCAGGTTATCGTAACTACGATTCATCTGAGTTCTCTGCGACCAGTGCACTCCTTGATGATGACGATGCTCTTGAGGCGATCTGGAAGAAGCAATACTCTCTTGAAGAGTTCACTGCTGCTGATCAGTTCAAATCATATGGTGACCTTGAAAAGAGGTTGAATGCAGTGTTGAACACATCACGTCCACCAGTAGCAGCAGAGGTTGCAACTGAAGAGGAAGAGATAGTAACCGCACCACCAGAACCAGTGACTGCTAACGCAACTACTGATGACGATGCACTGTCATACTTTCAACGATTAGCAGAGGAGTAATCCTGTACCAAAATCGACTTTGAATTTCAAAAAACCCCGAAAAAAAATTCGGGGTATTTTTTACCCTTAAGGTTTTTTATGATAATTTTCAATGGTGATAGTTGGTGTTGGGGTTATGGATTGGAAAATAGAGATGACCGCTACGCTGCTGTAATAGCCAAAAAATTGAATATTGAATATATTGACTTATCTATGCATGGGTGCAGTAATCGTAGAATTGCTAGAACTACCCTAGAGCATGATATCACAAAATACGATTATGGAGTTATTTGTATGACTTACAAAAATCGGACAGAATTTCATTTGAACGGAAAATGGGAAAATATAAATCCTGGCAGAGGTAATGGTAGAAAGTATATTGAGTATTATAGAGATTATTATAGCGAAGAGTATGGTGACTCAGATGAGTTTATATTTAGACAGGCGATAATTGACCATTTCAAGGCAAATGGTGTAAAATTGATATTATTGACTGTTCCTAAAAATACCAAATTTAGTTATGATCTACATTTAGACGAACCTGACATACCTCGTGGAAAAACTCTACATCCCACAAAAGAAGGTCATGGTATGATAGCATCAAAGATTATCTCGGTTCTGCAATCCTGACGTTATCACCTTGCTTCAATTTACGATTCACAAACTGTGAACTATCTGTATACGTCATTATTTGCTTCATATCATCAATTATAAGACCAATATATTTTTTTCGTAATACGTTGATTGACCTTTTTGCATCATTTTTATCAATTTCATGTTTGAGATAAGATACTGACACTACATCATTTACAGATTGTACAACACCAGTATCATCAGTATATTTGTAAGTGAAATTAGAATCAACTGTCAAACCACCTTGCAGCAATAATATCCCTCTTGAATTACGGATTTCTTTTGTCTCATAATGATGTATCTCACCTAATTGATCCTTTGTATACTTATTATCCAGATATCTCTGGAATTCATATTGTCCCATCGGCCACTCATTTTGAACATTAATGATATTATTTGATAATAGCACCACCCAATCAAGTTGTTCATTATCATATAATTTTCTAGCGACTGTATCTGGTCTCTCATCGTCAAGAACCAAGTATTTGGAAAAGGCAGTAACACTACCATAAATGTCCTCTCTTATTCTACCCCTTTTGAAGAGGTTTACAAGTGTAATGTAATCGTAACTAGATCTCCTCTTATCTGAGAAAGAGGGAAGTTTTACATTGGGAAATAAATCGAAGTAGTTCATTAGAATCCTAGGTCATCCTCCGTAAATTTGTTTGTACCTCTTACATTGAGTCCAAGATCTTCTATGCTTGGATCTTGTTCATCCCCATCATTTAAGTTGTAATCATTAGCGAAGATTGGTGTCAATTCATTGAAATCAACTTTCATTGTGGATCTGACAGGTTGTGATCTAGCACCCTCATCCTCATATGATTGATATACACCATCAGGAGTAAAATCAATTTGTACGGATGTGAGTGCACAAATTTTAAAAGTATTCAGACCTTTAATTCTTCTATTATTATTTTTATAGCAAAGTCTGAATACATTTGGAGATCCAAGAAATAGTGAACCACCATTTCCAAAATCAGTGGTTTTTTGTGCCAACATACCCTGCCTAAACCATCTGTGAATCATTCTTACCACCTTTGCCTCTTCTGTGCTATTTGGTGCAAAATTGAATACAAACGAGAATGTTCTAAGTTGTGGACCTGCAAATAATAATTCCAAATTGGGGTTTATCGCAGCACCTGTTTCTCTAGTCAAAAATTGATCAACATCTACATTGATTCCAATTCTACCTAGAACTGATTTTGCAATAGTTGCATTTATAACAGCACCTGCATTTGCACCACCATTATTCTCTCTTAGTTGTTTTGATACGGTATTAAAGACGCTTCTTGCTTGAGAGGTACCATCAGTAAGAAGTTTTATGAGACCACCACCATCTTTTCCTACCAAATTACGAGTGGCACCTGATACTGCTTGAAATGCACCTAACTCTACTGCATTTGCTCTTCCTTCACCCCAATTTACACCTTGACTAACTCCCAATCTATTTGGTATGGGTAGAATACAACTGCCCATCGGATCACCAAAGGTATTTTGACCTCTTCTTATACCTTGTTGAAGAACATCACCTATGAGTCCCTTTGTGTATTTGGTTCTCTCTTCCTTCCCTGCATCATTATCTTCAAATTTTGGTGTTACTCCTAAACCAGGTTGAGGTGGTAGATACATGAATTGTTCGATAAAGATGTAATCTTGAGAACCATCACTACCTCCAATAGTAGGCACTCCCCTACTCAATCCATCCTCAAAACCAAATCCTCTACCAATAAACATGTCGATAGGATACTTGAGGTGTTTTTTGAATATATCTTTGTAATCACCAAATATGTCTTTAGGTTCTATCTTATTGTCATTTTTATTATCCTCAGTCTTAGGGGTATCATTTTCACCACCAGTTTCAGGTAAGGGGATTTCATCCCATGATTTATCTCCATATGCCAATTTTTTCATACCACTCTCTTCAAACGCTTCTTCAGCACCATCTTGAGTAGTATTTAAAGCTACTAGGCGAGTGCCATACGTATTCATCCTGTTACTATCATTTTGCAATTTTTTAAGCACTTCTTTATTTGTAACTGGCACAAAATACTCTGTTCCTGGATAAATGTAGTCATCTTTTATCTCTATCTTGAGAGACCTACCAAAGTTTCCATTCGCAGTATCAAGATCTATGGTTTCTCTATATGTTACACCATCAATAGTATATTTGATGGTATCTGTCAATCTTTTATTCTTACCAAATATTGATATGGGTGTATTTTTTTTCTTACTCATTTCAATATTCTCCTAATCTGTTGATTTGTACGACCAATTTCTATACTTCCCAAATCCGTGACAAACTGTTCAAGACGCATCTTTAACGCTTTATCTAAATCTTCTCCTTTAAGATGCAAAAACATGCCTTGAACATAAGATCTTAGGTATTTATTATATCCGTCTAACTTAGTAAAATCATTATCACCTATTATATAATCTAAAACACCTGACCTGTTCATTGGTTTGGTGTAGTGTAAATTCACACCATAGAAAGCATTACCTTGCATCGCCACAATATAAGTCATTGGATTTTTGTCATAAAAAGGTAATTGTTCAGCATATTTTGCAGAATATTGATATAACATCACTTCTCCCACCAAGGGTTGACCCACCACTACTGAGGTAGGAAATACATTTTTATATTCCAAGTTCTTTCTCCGTCAATATTTGAAATTCCCATCTTCTGTCCTTACAAAAATTCTCTGCTGCTTCCCACTTTGCTTGATTGGTGGCATAAGTATAAACCTCTGACACATATTTTTTTGTTCTCCTTTTTTGCATCTTAGGTTCTTTGACTTGTTTTGCAGGTTTGATTTCAACTACTTTTTCTCTGATTTTACCTTTTACATCCTTATATTTGACATAAAAATCAGGAAAATATCGATGAACTCGATTATCAACAGGTGATTTGTATGGTATGATAATTTCTTCAGATGACCACTTCAATATCTTATTATTTGTGTCACAGTATTTCATAAATTTCAATTCCCACAGTGACCTATACACGACTTCTCCTACGTCGCCTTTATACTTTTGACGGTTTTTGGGTCGGTATTTACCTTTATATGACATACATAGTATGTAATCATACTATATTTAGATGGCACAGAGGGCAGATGCGTTTAGATCTGGTAGATTTTACCTACCCACGGTAAATCTTACTGATCCAACGACTAAATTTGGTAATATAACACCTGCGTTAAACAATAATTATGATGTATTAATAAATTTTGCAAGTAATGATAAACTTAGAACTTTTATAAACCAACATGGTTTCTTTGATCAAAATGGTGGCACGTTCAATCCTGGTGAGTATCTAGCACTATTTTGTTCTGAGGCAGTTTTACCTGGTTCAGATTTACAAGCAGGTAAGGTAGATGGTCTAAGACAAGGTTTGTCACAAAACTATGCCACGTTTAGAAGATTTCCAGATGTTATACTTACATTTTATTCACAGACTGATTACTATACGAATGAGGTATTTAATGCATGGATGGAATTCATATCACCCACAAGGATAGATGATGGCACTTTTGGTCAAAGTATAGATGATAGAATCACTCACTCTCACAGGGGAGCAGCATACAGAAGGATGCAGTATCCTAGTAGTTACAAGTGTAATATAGAAATAACTGCGTTTAGTAAAGATACTAATGATGATTTCAGTAAATTAAACACCACAAGTAGATTCAACTTACAACTACCTAGTGCTATTACATATCATGTAATAAATGCTTTCCCTACTAGCATCGTCGCTGCACCACTGGCATATGGTAGAGCAGAATTGATCAAGACAACCATAACATTTAATTACGAGCAATACTTTACTCAGAGAGCAGCAAGAAAGGGTGCAATTTACGCAGAATCTGACGCAACTGAATCAAACGTAAGAACCGTCTAAATAAGGTACTAAATAAAGTTACTGAACAATATTATTATGCCTTTACCCAAGGTTGTTGCACCAACATTTGAATTGCAACTTATTACAGGTAAAAAAATAAAATACAGACCATTTCTTGTAAAAGAGGAAAAAATTTTATTGATTGCCTTAGAAGGAGGAAATGATGCAGATATCAGTGCCACACTCAAAACTGTGCTGAAATCTTGTATTATTACTCGTGGAGTGGATGTTGAAAAATTACCTAGTTTTGAATTAGAATATTTGTTTTTGAACATTAGAGGTAAATCAATTGGAGAATCAGTTGAACTCCTTGTGACATGTCAGGATGACAATGAAACCAAAGTGCCACTCAAAATAAGTTTATCTGAAATTAAATTAGATGTTCCTGACGGGCATACTGATATGATAAAGATAAATGATGACATCACCATAAAGATGAGATATCCATCAATGCAACAATTTGTGGATAATAATTTTACAGGTGCATCACTTGAAAATAATGAAGTGATTGATAAAGCGTTTGACACGGTTGTTGATTGCATTGACACTATTTTTACTTTGGATGAGGCATGGGCAGCATCAGATTGCACTAAGAAAGAGTTGGTAAAATTCATTGAGCAACTTAATTCTAAACAATTTTCTATGATTGAGGACTTTTTTGCTTCAATGCCTAAGTTACAATACAAGGGCACTGTGCATAATCCTAAAACAAAGAAAGACTCTGAAGTTGTAATTGAGGGTTTATCAAATTTTTTCGCATAATGCTATATCACACCAGCATTGATGCAATGTTGGAAACTAATTTCTCACTTATGCAACATCATAATTGGTCACTAGGTGATATAGAAAATATGATGCCATGGGAAAGGGAAGTATATGTGAATTATTTGGTGAAATTTCTTGAAAAACAAAAATTAGAAGCACAACAGAGACAAGCATCTAATGCAAACACCTGGTAGACAAGTTGAACCACAGACCCCTATGATTGCTATCAATCGTAGGGTGGATATGACTTTGGAGAGACTTACACAGGTTGAAGAGGATGTTGTTAAGATAGAAAGACCACAAAAAAGAATCTTAGGTAGTGTTATATCTCAATTTCAGACGATAAACAATAGTATGAAAGAGATGAGAGATCTCATCGATCAAGATATAAAGGAAAAGAAAAAATATTATAGAGAAGAGACAAAGATATTACGTAAGGATTCGAGGAATCTTCAAAGTCTCAACATGGGATTTGGTAGAAAGTTAGCAGCAGGTGCATTAGGTTTATATGGTCTATCACAACTAAGAGAGGGTAACTTAGGAGAGGGTGCTGCAGGTCTGGGTGGTGCTGCTGCATTACTTACACCTGAGATTCTTGGTGTAATATCTACAGTTGTTACAACAAGTCTTGTAAAAAGAGGTCTTTTAGGTAGGGGTGCTGGCGTGGGCACCATGGGTTCAAGGGTAGCAGGTGCTTCAAAACTTAAAAATCCACTTCTTATAACTGCTGCACTTGCTGCGTCATTCATCTTACCTGGACTTGTGAATGCCAATCAAAATGCTGATAGAAGAAGACAACTTGGTGCTACCAGAGTAATACGGGGAAGAGAGACAATAAACAAACCTGATGTAGAAAGATTCAGGGGTATACTGACACGTTTTGATGGTATATTATCTAATATATCTTTGGAAAGAAGAAGAAAGGGTAAGGATACTATTGAGGAGGATATTCTTGATGAATTAGATAATGATAAAGATAAAGATAAAGATAAAGATAAAAATGACGATAATAATGATAATGGATTAGGTGAAATGATTAATAATTTATTGTTTCCAATTACTGCTGATGATATACCAGATGAAGAGCAATTCAATCAGGTAGGACCATTTAAGTTACCTAAGTCACTTGAACTTGATGATTTATTGAGATTTCAAGGAATTGAACCTCCTCCAAAAAATAAAGATGTATCTTCAACGACAAACATTTTAGGTGATAATAATTTTACTGCAAATGTAAATAATAAGTTTCAAAATGCTGGTGATAATTTGATCTCAATGAATTTATTAGAGTCTAACGCAGAATTACCATCATCTAATTTAGAAAACATTAGCATTAAGATGATGGGTGATAGATTAAGAGATACAGTGGTTAGTGACGGGGGCACTCAAGTTATAAATGTAGAATCAGAAAATAACCAAACCGATCCTATTTTTAGCGGAAAATCTGCTAAACCTGTTTTTGTAAGTGTAGGAACAAAATTTGCTAGTATCCCTAAGTTTGAGTCTGCATCTGCACTTAGGACATGGGGTGCCTTTGTATGATAGAAAGAAAATTAAGCAAACTTGGTGGTGAAGTTACGAGAGCATCATTATTTCTAACTCGTAACTTAAGTAGTTCTATTACATTAGAGAGATCTCTTGAGAAAAAATCTCTTGACCTCAAAAGAAAAATCGTAGAAGATAGAGGTCGTATATTAAAAAGGATAGGGTCAAGAGATATAGACTCACAAAGAGGAGGTTTAGGCGGTGCACTTGGGTTACTTGGTATTGGTGGTGGGGGCGGTCTACTTAGAAGAGGATTAAGAAGAACACCAAGATCTCCTTCTCAACTACTAAGAATGCAAAGAGGCACATCCAATTTATCTAGGGTTGGTAGATTAGGTAAGTTAGCAAGACCTCTTGCTGTGGTGGGCACTGGACTTGATTTTATAGGTAGACGTGCAGAGGGTCAATCAAATGTACAGGCAGGGGTAGGTGCTGCAGGTGGTTTAGCAGGTTCAATTGCAGGTGCAAAGGCAGGTGCATTATTTGGAACAGCAATTGCAGGACCTCTTGGTACAGCAGTAGGAGGTGTAGGGGGTGCTATTATAGGTAGTCTTGCAGGTGGTAGAATTGCTGATTTATTTACAGGTGCGAATAGGAGAAGAAGATTTGAAGAGGAGAGAACAATTGCAAGGACACAAAAAACTTTATTTTCTGATGCACTTGATGATTTCGATAAGGTACTGGATAAATTTGAAGATGTAGCACCTGCATTAGTCTTACGACTTCGTGGTAATGATGAAGAAGAGGGTGCTGCAGGTTCACGAAAACCTAGACCTCCATTACCAACACCATTTTTCAAAAGACCTGCTGTCAGGGAAACAAGAAAAGTGCTAACTGATGGTATAAAAGTCGCAGCTGTTTTGGCATTAGTGGTATTAGCAGCTAAAAAAGGTAAAATTGATCCAAAAACTTATACTAAAATTTTAGATGATGTATTATTAAAAAAACCATTCTTAAAAAATTTAAGTGAAAAAGAACAAGTAGCAGCGATTGGAAGAATAATAATGAGGGAACTTCCAAAATCTGCTCAACAAAAAGTAAGAATGAATGCATCACCATTTCTTAATAAAAGGGGGGGAGTGGTGCCTGGTCAGAAGGGAGCACCTGGTAAAATAAAAAAGAAAACTAATATTGTCAAAAAAAGAAGATTAGAAAAAGAGGAAGCAATCAGAAAAGCAGAAGACCTAAAGGAATCAGGTAGAGAATTTAGACAATTACAGGAGATCAAGTCAACTTCAGAATTGATCAGAGAATTTATAAGAACTGGTGAACTTCCAGGTACTTCTACTCCAGCAGATATAAAACGAGGTGCAAATTTAGTTTTTGACCTTATAAAAGAATTCCAAGCGAGTGGTATGATTGATGCCAAACAATTGAAGGCGGTGAAGACACTTAAAAGATTATTAGAAAGAAAAATATTCAGATTAGAAAACCCAAAATTTGATAAAAATCTCAAAAATATTAAAAAAGATACCCCAAAATTTAATAGAGAAGATTTTCAATCACTTGACGATTTATTTAAAATATTTGAAGAGACACCGACACCACTTGGTTCATTACCTAAAGATCAAAGGTTAGATCCTTTAGACACAACAGGATCCTCAAATATTGCTTTAGTGCCTAGAAATAATATTTTTGTTATAAATCAAGCACCATCAAATCAAGTCAATATAGTTGAGGATACAAATGATATTACTATGATTGGCGGAACTGAAAATAGTTTCGCATCTTTGAATAAATATGCTGAGTTCACCTCTGTTGCATTTACGACATGAATAAAAATGTGCTATGGACTAAAGGGCATGTCATCAAGGAATTCAAGGTGTTCCCTGATGATAGAGGTGGAGACTATGTTGATGTAGGTTTGCAACTAAGTTACGTCAAATACTATGAAGATGTTATAGACCCATCATTACATGTTGAAATCAGTGTTATAGATGCTTTAGGAATAATCAATAAATTACCAATAAGAAGTGGATCAGCAGTCAGATTGAGGTACCAACACCCCAGTCAAGATGAAGAGGTGGAACTTGAATTAGTCATATCAAATATATTTGGTCACACTATAGACCAAAAAAGAGAAATTTATACTCTGACGTGTGAAACAACGACAGCATTATCAAATGAGACCACACGAGTTACTAAGAAATATCAAGGATCTATTTCTAATACAGTCAAGGAATTAGTGAAATTAATTGGTGCAAAGGTTACAGTGGACGAGACTGCTAACAAGAGTGAGTTTTTTGGAAATTATAGGAGACCATTCAAGTGTATAGCAGATCTATGTAAAAAATCAATACCCACCACATTTTCAAAAGGTGGTGCAAATTCTGGAACTGCTGGATTTTTATTCTATGAGACTCTGGATGGATATCAATTCAAGAGTATTGATAAATTATTTGCAGGTGATCCAATTGAAGATGAGTATGTAATGACACCTGTAAAAATACACGTTGACCCAGAGAATAATTTTTTTGTGGCAAGCGAACCAAATTTCAAGGAGAGTCATGATATTGTAAAAAAATTGAGAGCAGGTTCATATAGCACAGCGAACTGGTATTACGATGTTATAACAAGAAAGGTTGAGTTTTACAATTTCAAGTATAATAAGAGTGTAGAGAAAGCGAATGATGAGGACGTGACACCTAAAGATTACAGAGATTTTTACTCTAGAATAATTTTAGGTACTATTGATCAGGGAACTACTACCATACCTCCAAAGGGTGAAGGTTTAGCAACACCTCAGGATCAAGCACGAACACAGGCACAAGCATCAGCAAGATACTCTGCTTTATTCTCACAAATGCTTGATATTACAATTCCTATGAATCTTTCATTGAGGGCAGGTATGATGCTCAAGATCAGATTTCCTAACATAAATACTGATAGGAGTATTCCTAAAAACTCACCTGAGAGTGGCAATTATATGATTGCCAGATTATCTCATGAATTGGGAAACACAGATGGTGACTTTACTGGACTTACTCTCGTTAGAGATTCATTTACCACACACGAGTAACATGAAAACAATCGAAGACCACATTCAGCATGACAAAGAACTTCTTGCTGATCCTAAAACCTCAGAACCCATGAGGAGACATACTCTGGATGAGTTACATGAACTTGAGGAGTACGTAGATCACCATCATGACGAAATTGAAGCAGGTGATCATCATGATCCAAACGCTTTAGAATTATTCTGTGAAATGCACCCCGACGAACCTGAGTGTCTAATGTACGATGACTAATGCTTGATACAAGACATTCAAATACAGAATTCCTTGGTAAAGACGGTTTTCAATGGTTCATTGCACAGGTTGCACCTGATAAAGCATGGAGAGTTGAAGACAATCAATCATTTAATAATGGTTTTAGAGCAAAGATAAGAATTCTTGGATACCACCCTCACCAAAATGAAAAGGAGGGAGGTATCTCTGATGAAAATTTACCTTGGGCACACTTCTTAGTTGCACCTCAATTTGGTGCAGGTAATAATAACACAGGCACCTCATTTGCATTACAAGGTGGTGAGATGGTGGTTGGTTTCTTTCTTGATGGAGAAGAGGCACAACAACCTGTGGTCATTGGTGCATTTTTTGCAAATTATAATATTGAAGATATAGTATCATATAATGAAGCTCTGAAAAAAGGAACCACTGGTTTTGGTGCACTATCATTTGATCATTTATTGGACAATGCTGATGGTAACTCACTAATAAATGATGAAAAACCTAAGACTTCTGGTGTAGTCATTGACAGTGATGGGTATGTGCCAAACAATAGTAAGATAAAGACAAAAACAAAACTAAAAGCAAACGATAATGTTACTAAAAAAGTAAGACTTTCATCTGCTGAGTGTGAAGATGCAAAGCAAAAAATGAGTAATATCTCAAAAGCTCTGCAAGAAATTTTTGAAGTTTTCTCAAAGTTGACACCTTTCTCTGGTGGATTTATTGATCCTGTTTTAGGTAAAATTATTGATTTTGATAAAGAGTTGGATAAAGCGGTAAGAGAAATTTCAGGTGCCATGGCAGGGTTGATAAGAGGGGTAAGGTATAAAGCGTTTGATGAAATCAATAAAAAAATAAACGAGAAATTAGATTTCTTATCACCCACTTGGCTTACAGATAGTATAAAGGCAAAAAAACTCAAGGATGGTTTTTATTGTGCTATTGAAAATGTTCTAAAAGGGTTGCAAAATTTTATCACAAAATTCTTGAAAGAACTGTTTGGAAAGGTTGTAAACATCCCCTTATGTGCAGCTGAGCAATTTTTAGGAGGATTGATAGCAGGTATAACGGATAAAATTCAATCGGCAATAGCACCTATTCTTGGTGCTTTGAGTGCTTTTACAGGTAAAGCGATGCCAAGTTTTTCAGGTTTGATGGCAGATGCTTTAGGACGTGTAAGTGCAGCGAAAAAATTATTTGATTGTACAGGTGGTAAGTGTGACGATGCATTTGATTTTGTATTGAATTCAGGTCCTGATCCAAAAAGTGTCTTAAAATTAGATAATATCCTTAGTAGATTTCATACTCTCAATGGCAGTGGTCTACCTAATCTTTTAGATGATCTTGTAGACTTATCTTTTCCAAATCAAGCAAAGATAGGCGACACCACTGGATCTCCAAGTGGTTCATCACCACTAGCAGGTTTGGTAGATGGTTGTAATGTTTCATCCAAACAATGTTATCCACCTAGAGTGGTAATATTTGGTGGTGGTGGTATTGGTGCAGCAGCTGATGCAGTGGTCAACGAGATAGGAGAGGTGATAGGTGTAAGAATGCAAGACACAGGTGTAGGATATCTTGAACCTCCTTTTGTATCAATTGTTGATGATTGTGATATTGGAAGAGGTGCTACTGCAGAAGCGATTGTCGAAGATGGTGAGGTGATAAACATAATTATATCTAATGGGGGTTCAAATTATTTGGGTGGTGAACAAATTGCAGACACTGAGGGTGTAGATGTTATAGGTGAGGTAGATGGTGTAAGAGTGGTTTCAACTGGTGCAGGGTATCAAGAGGGTGATCTCATAGTGAGTGATAGTGGACAAACAATGACACCAGTAATTGAAGATGGTAGAATAGTAGGTGGATATGGCAAAGTTGATCAAGGTTTATCAGAAATACCTGCATTTACAATTCAAAGCGAGACTGGATTTGGTGCAGATGTTATACCTATAACTAGATTTGTCAAGCGTGAGGCATACACTGATCCTATTGTACCTCAAGCTAAAATTATAACTGTAATCAGTTGTCCTAGATTTTACTAATGGCAAAAGAGAAAAAAGATAAAAGTAAAATACCTCCCATTATTATAAACCACAATGAGAGTGGTCACATAATCATGGGGGCAGAGGGCAAAGACTCCAAAAGACCAAGAGATATAGGTCTATATGCGAGCAAATCAGATAATCATCTGAGACTTTTTAGAGACGGTGGTTTTGAATTGCAATCGAGTGCAACTGCTGATCCTAAAGATGGTAAACGAAATCAGAAAGAGGGTTCTCAAATTATACAATCTTGCACTGATGCTCCTCTCACTATCAAATCTGAAGGTGACATACAAATTGTTTGTGCCAAGACATTTTCTGTAAGAGCAGAGCGTATTCAACTTACGTCATTTGCAGATGATGGAGTGGGTGTGAATGTGAATGCAGAGAGTGACATAAGAATATCATCTGGTAGAGACTATATTGTAACTGCAGAGAACGTCACGCATGATGCTAAAGAAAGAATCTTGTCACACTCTGAGGGATGGACTATACTCATAGGACAGTGTATTAGATTACATGAACCAATTACAAAGATATGCCCTGCGTTCATGAGAGAATATATAGAGGGACAAATTAAAAATCTAAAGGGTTAGTATGGCAGAGATGAGAGACCTTTCTACAGGGAAGGTTTACATAGGACCTGAGTTTCCAAGAAAACAAGATCAATCAAAAGAAACTTTAGATGGTGACAAAGAATTTGAGGGTACACTTGCAGCAGTAGGACCTGTGTTTCTTGGTGAGCATAGTGACATAGCAGCAGGTCATGTTAATATAGGAACTGGTTTAGGTATTCAAAAATTCAAACCTTTAGTAAAAGGTCTAGCTCTTAGTGTGGAGGGTGATGTTGAGATTGCACAAGATCCTTTTGGAGATAATTTTCCAAACGCTGTAATAATACAGGGTGATGTAAAAATAAATGGTAAAGTTGATTGTGGTAACAAAGGATTACTTGCCGAAAGGTTTAGCACTGCTGATGCACTTGGTAAATCTTTTGATATAAAGCATCCTACCAAAGAAGGGTATAGATTGAGATATGCATGTATTGAGGGTCCTGAAGTAGCAGTGTATCACAGAGGTAGGTGTGTAGGCACGGAGATAGTTCTACCAGAGTACTGGAAAAACTTGGTGTATGAAGATAGTATTACTGTACAAATTACACCAATAGGTAAACAAGAAGACATATATGTCAAGTCCTTTGATAGTGAGAAAGTAGTGTTGGAATCTGATTCAGATATAGATTGTTTTTATATGATTGTTGGCGAAAGGAATGACATCAACCCACTTATTGTAGAGTATGAGGGTGAGACATGGAAAAATTATCCTGACCCCAACTTTAAATTGGCACCTGACGATGAGGAAAGAAACATAAAAGATCCTAACTTTGATACTGGTCAAAATACCAAAACTGTTATATAATAAAAATAAAACTATGGAAACTTGCGGAATCGTCAGAGTTGACGGAGTAATTGAATTACCTGATTATATGGTAGGAAACATAGATCCTGAGACTATCTGTGTAAACGTGACACCTATCGGTGTGTATCAAAATCTATTTGTGCAAGCAATAGAGTACGGGGCTAAGGTCATCATTAGAAATGCTTCTGGTGGATCAATCAATGCATATTATCATATCCATGCGAAAGAAAAATCAATCACGTCTTAGATTTGACTTTGAATTTCGTTGTGCTATACTAAATAAAACTTCTAATACTATGTTTACCGATCAATACGTTGACCGCCTAGAAATCTCCCTGTCTGGAAGATGGTTCAGAATCTATGGTTCTGATGCAGACATCAAAAAAATAGAGTGTGATGATGTTGATCAGTTTATGAGAGTTCTAGAAGTTGCTAAAGTAGCAGAGGAGATTGATGACGAAATCAAGGTGGTCTATGTCTAAAGTAAAATTACCATTATCAGATATCAAGTTTCACGACGTGCCTGTTGTAGGTCAATTCTACACTAAGAATGAAGTTGACAAACTTATCAAGGATGCTGTTGATGAAGCAAGACGTATAGATGAAGAGTCTATGGCAAAGCATAATCGTGATGCTACAATCATCAGTATGATTCTAGGTTTCACTACACTTGCTTTATTTGTTGATGGTCTTTTGAGATTATTGGGCATCACACCTCCTTTTATGGATATAGATATAAACATCATAGATCAGATAGTTGAAAAGGTTGAATCCGACATAGTACCACTTGTGCAGAGAATACCACGAATCTGATAGGGTATAAATAAGTTGAAGGAATGGTGTCAGAAGGTAGGTAATGCCACTTAGTAGACTTGAAAATTTTCTAAAAAATGTACAGGGTAACGTTATATACGTTAATCCTGAGGAACTTGATGCAACAGATGACGTAAGCAACACTGGTAATTCCAGAACTCGTCCGTTCAAAACTATACAGAGAGCACTGATAGAGTCTGCTAGATTCTCATATCAGTTAGGTAAAGATAACGATAAGTTTGATAAAACTACAATAATGGTGTCACCTGGCACACACTATATTGATAATAGACCAGGTTTTGTGATTGATGATAGTGGTAATGTTACCGATGTCAATGGCACTGCTGCGTCAATTAGTGAGTTATCTATTGGAACTAAGTTTGATATACAAGATCCAGACAATGTACTATATCATTTCAACTCTGTTCATGGTGGAGTTATATTACCAAGAGGTACATCCATCATCGGTATGGATCTTAGAAAGACAAAGATAAGACCAAAGTTCATACCGCAACCAGACAATGACAATATAGAAAGAACAGCGATATTCAGAGTAACTGGTGGTTGTTTCTTCTTCAACTTCAGTTTATTTGATGGTGACCCTGCTGATAGAATTTTTAAGGATTACACCAGTAATGTATATGCTCCAAACTATTCACACCATAAACTAACTTGTTTTGAATTTGCTGATGGTAATAACGTTGTAGAAGGCAAGGGTAACACTGACTTAGACATGTATTATGCTAAGTTGACTCTTGCTTATGGTACAAACAGTGGTAGAGCACTCCCCAACTACCCTGCAAACTCTGATTTCCAGAAGACAGTTGACGAATCTCGTATCGTTGGTGCGATATCAAGACTCGGTGATCTTGAGATACAGGACATATTCTCTGGTACAGATGCGTCATCTGCTACCGCTACCACAGTGGTCACAGTAATTACAAAGACAGAGCATAACCTCAATGTAGAAACACCAATAATTATAAATGGCGTAAACAATAGTGATTATGATGGTAGTCATGTTGTAGCACAGGTTCTTAGCACGACATCATTTACATACACAGTGCCTGTTGCACCTCCTTCAACTGCTACACCATCACTCACAGGTCTCGCTCCAATCGTAATTGTTGAGAGTGATAGTGTCACGTCTGCCTCACCATACGTATTCAACTGTTCTCTACGTTCAGTATTTGGTATGTGTGGTATGTTGTCTGATGGTAGTAAGGCAACTGGTTTCAAATCTATGGTTTGTGCACAGTTCACAGGCATAGGACTACAGAAAGATGACAATGCGTTTGTAAAATATAACAAAACTTCAGGTACATGGCAAGACCAAGCAACTCTTGGTACATCAGTCACCCTACACACTGATGGTCTGGCACTGTATAAACCAGAGTATGAGAACTTCCACATCAAGGTAACAAGAGACTCTGTGCTACAGATTGTATCTTGTTTCGCTGTGGGTTATGCGAAGCAGTTTGTTACTGAGTCTGGTGGTGATATATCACTTACAAACTCTAACTCAAACTTTGGTCACACTGCACTTGAGTCTGATGGATTCAAGTCTCAAGCATTTATCAAGGACGATAAGGCGTATATCACAGGTATCGTACCACCTAAAAAGACATTCAATAAGACAGAGGATGTCAACTGGATAGCAATAGATGTACAATCAACAATAGGTGTATCCACTGATACTCAATTGTATTTGTCTGGTTTCAAGGTCAAGGATACTGTACCAGTAAAGACCGCAAGTGGGTTTACTGTAGGTAATAAGATTGGAGATAAGTTATTCTGTTCTATTCAAAATATTGTATATGGTGCTGATATCCTTATGCCAGGACCTCTTACTGACACTGACACATGGGCATCGGGTAAGAAAGAGATATTTGTAGGAAGTAACTCTGGTATCAACTCTATCACAAGTAATGTGATAACTCTTGAGGATGTGCATAAGTTCAATACTGGTGAGAAAATAAGATTCTATTCAGATACAGGGTCATTACCAGATAACATCGAATCAGATAGAGATTACTTTGCTATCACATCTGGATTACAGACTGATCAGATAAAAATTGCAACCACTTTCAATAATGCCACTGCAGGCAGTAGTCTTACTGGTATAAACAATCTTGGTGGTAAGATAAGAGTTGTGTCCACAGTAGAGGGTAAGGAACCTGGCGAACCAGGTCATCCAATACAATATGACACCACTAATGGATGGTATGTAAATGTTGGTGCAGCAAACTCATTACGTGCTGCGATTGTTACCAATCAAGGTGTCGTATCAGTAGATACAAACAACTCCTTTATAGTAAGAACACCTGAGACAAGAAAAGATTTAGAGAAGATATACCGTGTGAGATTTGTGGTGCCTGATGACTCCACCACTGCAGCTGCACCTACAAATGGTTTCTCATTACAGGAATCAGCAACACTCATTGATGACACCTTCTACAGAAATGATAACACTGATCTTACATCAGTATCAAACCTTAGAACCAATAACGCAATCATAGATGCCACATGGGATTCAAGTAGCAATTCAGGTATTATAACATCACAAAGTCCTCATAGACTTAGTGTTGGTAATATTATTGAGGTAAGCAGAGTAAGAAGTGGTAATAATGAGAACGGTGTTGATAATCAAGGATTCAACGGATTATTTGAAGTTACAGGTGTGAGTGGTGATAATATATTCAATATAGGTATCAATACTAATCCTGGTGGTATCAGCACTATCACTGCTAATGTGCCATACACAAGACATGATCAGTCTGTTGTTGGTTCAGGTAGAACTTTTGCACCATTCTTTACAAAGAGAGAGTTCAATAAGACTTATCAAGTATTCAATAATGAAGTAGTACAAGAGTTTAAGAAAGATGTACAGGATGGAATATATGACCTAACAGTCTTAGGTTACATATCACAACCTAATGTAAGTCCTTTCTCTACCACTGTAAACTTCTTTGCTCAGAATATCAATAATCTTAGACCAAAGACTGATGTAGATAATATAAACTTTGATCCTGATGCAGCAGTATCTCATGCGTTGAGAGAAAAAATTGGGCAGGTTATCACAAATGATCCTAAAAATAGTATTACTAAGGAGTTAGTTCACAGTTTCATACAAGAATCTAACTTAGGTATTGGTGTGACAGGTGGTGGGCATGACACTGGACAAATCACTATAGACACTGGAGTGGATCATGGACTCAATGGTATCACAGGATTTAGTAATAATACAGGTGGTGTAGGATATGGTACAAGTAGTGGTGATGCTGAGTTTTACTTCAATATACCGCTAAAAGGAGGAAATGGTAAAGGTGCTACTGTCGATGTCACTGTGGGTGCAAGTGGAACCATAACCAGTGTAGACATAAACAATTATGGTTCAGCATATGAAGTTGGAGATATACTTCAGATACAGGGAGTGCCTTTTAGACCATCAGGATCTACTACAGACTGTGCTCTTACTGTAGGTACAATAAACAATGCGAAGGGTGATATAATACAGGTCATTGGAGTTGGAAGTGATTCATATAATGGTGTTCACAAGATCACAAACATAGATGACTCGAAACAAATTAAGTATGGAGGATCTGCAGACAATGATTTCTCAGAATCTGGTGGATTTATATATCATGTCGGTGTATCTACTCAGGTCACAAATATACTTCATGATAGACTAAGTGGTATTGCAACCGTTACTTTACACTCTGATATAGGTCTTCGCAGAGGAGATGAAATCATAATCAGTGGTGCAAACTCTGTCTACAATGGCACACATACGATCACTGATAGGATAGGATATGGTTCCTCACTTACAGTCAACATAGGAAGAACAGCATCACAACCTGCATTCTCAGGTGCTGCTGCTATAGCACATGGATCTGGTATAAGTGCAAAAGGATTCAATCAAACCATGCCTATTTACGGTGGATTCACCACTGAGTTGAATAGTGCTGTTACTGCTACATCTGCTTCAATAAACTTGGCAGACAGAAGTATGCTCAAGAGAGGTGATTATCTACAGATTGAAGATGAAATCGTCAGAATCACTGATAAAAATAGAACAAAAATTCTTAGAGGTGCTCTTGGCACTAATGCCACATCACATGCTAAGAATGTAGCAGCAGTCAAAATCAAGGTTATACCTGTAGAAACAAGAAGAAACTCATTGATAAGAGCGTCAGGTCATACCTTTGAATATGTTGGTTTTGGACCTGGTAACTACTCAACTGCGATGCCACAGGTTCAAGATAGAGTTCTTGATAATGATGAGCAGATACTAGCACAGTCAGAACAAACACGTGGTGGATTGGTGGTCTATACCGCTATGAATGACAAGGGTGAATTCTTTATCGGACGTAAGAAGATTGATGCTCTTACTGGTGAGGAAGTGTCAACCATTGATGAATTTGATACCACCTCAGTGTCAGCTCCAACAGCACAACTTCCATCTGTAGCATCATTTGACAACCTCACTGTCAATCAGAACTTCTATAGTAATGCAAATACTGATGTTATCGACCTCAAACTCAGAGGTAATCGCACGGGTGCTATTGGTAAGCAGGTGTTTGTTGGTGTTCAAGAGACAGAACCTCCATCATCACAGACTGGTGATAATGTTTTATTTGCCACCAGTGTAAACAGAGGTGGATATGTTGGTTGGGTTCAAACAAATGAGACAGGTACAGAGAAGTGGCAACGTTTTGGACCTGTGTCTACTGAGAATGGTAGTGAGCACTATGTATTTGACAGAGTAGCGATAGGTCAAACCTATGCTGACACTGGTGAAGTCATGAGTGTCACTGGAAATGCCAGTGTAGGAAGTCTTAAGGTAGATGATCTTACCATAGGACGTGTTGTTACTATAGGTGCAAATGGTGAATTACAAGATAATTCCGCACTTACTTTTGCTGGTGCAACACTGACAGCTAACACCCTTTCAGTTGATGTAAATGCCACAGTTGGCGTGGATGCTACTATAAACAGAAACTTGACCGTTGTTGGTATAACTACTGCGGAGCATCTTCATTCTACAGATGATATTATTGCTGGTGATAGAATTGAGGCAGGTGGAGATGTTCAAGGTGTAAACCTAATTGCAACTGCAAACGCACAGGTCACTGGTGATGTCACTGCTGCAAATGTGACAGCGAGTGCAACGGTTCAGGCAGAGCAACTTACATCAACTGATGATGCCAACATCACAGGAACCTGTACTGCAGGTGACTTTGTGGGTAACGGAACAATACCCATAGGTGGTATCATAATGTGGTCAGGCACTGATGGTAATATACCATCTAACTGGCAACTATGTAATGGTACGAATGGAACGCCAAACCTCATTGATAAGTTCATAGTTGGTAGAGGAAGTGCATATGCAGCTGGTGACACAGGTGGTAGTAAAGACGCTATCGTACCAACACACACTCACACCGCAACTGGTGGAAGTCATGGTCACCCTGTTAGACACTCAACTCAGCAGACAGGTGCAGTTACTGCTGATGCATCTGGTGGTTACATATTAGATAACACTGGTGTTCAAGACTTCGCAGCAAATAATTCTACACCTGGTTCAACATCAGGTGATCAAATAGGTCAAAGTGGTAGTCTATCATTGACTGCTGCAGCACCTGCAGGTTCATCAAGCGTGACTAACGCTAACCTACCTCCATATTATGCTATCGCTTATATCATGCGTATCAGTTGATAAATACAAATACT